GTAGAGTTACTGACACTTTTCTTTTCAAAATCTCATTTTTGCTGTAGGTATATTATAACACAAAAAAAGCCCCAGCAAAATGCTGAGGCTTCGACCACTACTGCCATGGTATCCCTACTGCAGCATGAGGGGAGGTGATATGCTCCTTTTCGTTTTTTTAGTTTTCGTGGTCTATTTTCCAGTTTGGCCTTGTGTGGCTGCTGCACGTTCTTCAATAGCCTTAACTACTGAGGCACTAGCTTCATTGATTGCCTTAGAGACTGCCGCTGTGTCGTTTGACTGGCTATTCAAGAAACGGTCAAAATCATCGTCTGGCAAAGTCAAGTGTTTAGCTCCCGCTGAGCGTAGAGCGTCTACTGTTCCCATTGAGCCAATACCAAACACACGACCATTAACTACACCAAGATATCCTTGGCTTCCGCTTTCGCTACGCAATACATAATCCATATTTTCTTCTTCCTCTTTCTGATTTACTAAATTGTCGCCATCGTTAATAACGACTACATTCTTATCCAATCCACCAGCTAGACCAGTGCTTGTAAACTGCCACCAGCGCGTGTGTTCCATGTTTGGATACACGCCCCAATATGGCTCTGGGCGTACCTCATAATCTGGGTAGGCTGCAATCCATAAGCTATTAGGATAGCGTGCAGTAATCTGATCTACATACACGTTAGCCAATGTGTAGGGCTTGTAACTGTAATAGATAGGCTCAAAACCGTTCGCCTTACAGATATCCATAAACGCTAGGACTGCATTAGTATTCGCTTGTTTATCACCACTAGCGCCGTCTTCATAATCACAAACCAAATAGCGTGGGTGTGATGGCAGATTACTGATAAAGTAATTCGCTTCAGCTTGTGCCGTTGCCACATCGCCACCAAAACGAGCGAAGTGATAGTAACCAATACAATTACTTGTGTTAGTTTGTTGAGCTACTACTGGGCTAACCCAACCCACACCCTCGGTCACTTTGATTACCGTGTTATTAGTGCCGGACGCTTGACAGATACCAGTCAAGTCTCCCGGTTGATATGCTGATACGTCGATGAAATAGGCATTTTCAGTCATGCCGTCAAATGGCAATTCAAACCACCCGACCATTTGCTGAGCTGGTGCGTTCCAATCGATATAACTGAAATTCCCTGCACTGTCTAGGTTTCGTGTGACCTTGCGTGTCCATCCACCGTTATAAAGAGCATCACCGTTATCGTCAATATTTTGCTCGATTGTGGTAACTGTCCCGTCTGGGTTTTCTGCGACCACAAAACCGATATGACCGAATTGATGATATGGCAAGCAGTTAGTTACCCAAACACTCCCCACCGGTGGATTGTTAGCACCGTTAAAACGTGTGACTTTAAGCCCTAGGTTTTCAGCACGATCTAATCCGTCAATCGCATTCATGTAGCTGAAATCAAGATTAAATAGACCTGCATACTGTAAAATGTAATCAATCAAAGCCGCACATTGCCCACCATAAGGATTAGTGGGAACAGTGACACGTTGATTCACTAAGTTCTCGAGCGTGTTTAATAACTGTGTTTTAGATGTCATAGGTCTCCTTTCTTATAATTATTTTTGAATGCTCTGTTTAATCTCCGAAAGCGTTCTTTCCAAATCAGCAACCTTCTGTTTTAACTCTTCAATTTCGCTTGTAGGTAATTGAGATTTGGTCACAAGTGGGTCTTCCGCAAATTTATTTTGTTCTAGAACCTGTAGGAAAAAGTTGTTATATGTTGGAAATAACCCATACGCTTGACTGATAGACAAGGATGAAGATTGTTTCCCTTTAATTTCACCAATATCGCGGCCAATGGCTTCAATGGCCTTGCTTAAATTGCTCATAATTCACCCCCTGTTAGAGAGTGTTCTTTGCAGTATTATAAACGCTCACAAGGTCCTCTTGTTCGATGGTGTCGAGACGAGTACCAAGCTCGGACATTTTCGAGATAATGCCGCTATCAGTATTGCCGCCCGCTGAATTGATTTTATCAGCGATTTCTTTGAGTGTGTCAAGTTCCCCCGGTGCTCCACCAATGATGTCGGTCTTAGCTTGTGCAATGGCAGTGTTAAGTTGGTCTTGAGTGATGCCGTTAGCGGTCACTTCACCTTTATCAGCCTTGCCTGCTAGGGTTGTTTTAATTTCTTTGATATCTGCACCAACGGCTTGGGCGAAATCATGTAATTTACTCATTTATGTTTCCTTTCAAATTTTAGCTAGATTATAGACATTAACAAGGTCTTCAGTGGTGTCACTGCCACCACTGATTAACCCAGAATCTCGCAATTCATTCGCTAGTAGTTTTAATTTAGGGCTCTTGTCCGATGGCACGACGCTATCTGCATTCAGTGAGTTCTTCACTTTGACCTTAAAATTGTTAGATGGGAAGATGTGGCCATCTAGTTTAATTTCAAGGTAGTAAGTGCCAGTAGCTACCACGCTACCTATTGAGAATGAGCACACCCCATTTTCAACGGCAACATCTTGATAGAGCGCCACCGTTTCGTCGTTGGAGAGTGTCAGCTTACCGGTTCCGGACAGTTCCATGCGTTTACCATCGTAACCCAAAATTTCAAAACCAAAGACGGAAGTGGTGTCCCCAGATTTTAGGACATTACCCCCGTCAATTTGGTTAATAGAGGTCATGAGTTTTGCCATAAGCTAGTCCTCATGAGGTTTAGTGTAGGATAGTGCTCGTTCGCTATCGCTAAGACCTTTCGTTGTTGGGTCTGGGAACATATTCCAGACATTGAATACTGTCAACCCCACCAAATATGGATTAGACAAGAATTTTCCTAGCAATCCAAACAATGCCCCCCAGCTAGTGATATCTTCAAATTTGATGCCAAAATAAGCCAAAACTGGCAATACCAAAGCAAGTGCAAAGCGTGTTACGAATGCACGGTTTTTAAAACGAACAGACCAATTAATTTTCATGTTCAATTCCTCACTTCTAAATTAATATATTTTTTATAAAGGGCATCAATGTACCCGTTGCCACCTAATTTTTTATAACTGGAGTACATCTTGTGAATCACATCAGAATTGTGAACAGTGGTATATCCACGCTCCAATTCTTTGGTAATGTCACGCTCAAGACGTAGATACATAGTTACCAAATGCGCTTCATCATGCACTACCAGTTTGTCGTTTAACTCGTTGATTTTCTCGCCGTTGAATTTACCTAAATCTTGAACGGCTTCAACCGATTCTTGAATGGTGTTTAACTCTCCTTTAAGTTCACTAAATTGCTCTTTGTTTAAGTTAGCTGACTTGCTGGCTTTCATCCCGAACCAACCTGTCGCAACCACCCCAACCGTGGGGGCTAGGTGAGCTATCAGATCAGAAACATTCAATGTACTGTACCTCTTTTATTTATTTAACCCCCATTTGAAAAACAATCTGATTACTCTTTTGTGAGCTGAGCCAAGAGCTCGTCATCCTCGACCATAAGAGCGATTTGTTCTTTTACTTTTGGTTTCAAAACTTTAGGAACTTTTGCGAACGGGTAATACCCTGCGACAATGTTAATTGCAAATAATTTAGCCATCATATCTTTTTCTCTTTCTATTACTTCTTTAGTTATCTTTAGTTTCAACGATAGACGTTTCAGCCAAATCTTCATCAGTTAGTACCTCTTTCTCGTACAGTTTAGAAATGACGTTGATTAGTGTAAGCTGCGCTGTCTTCGATTGCTCTTGCTGTTTCGTCATTTGCGCTTCCATCTTTGCGATGGTTTCAGCGGCTTTTTCATTTAGAACGTTGTATTCTTTGATTTTTTCATCAAGCTCATTAAATTTCTCGGTTTCAGCACGTTGTGGGAAATTTTCTTGATAGATTACCTCTAGCGCTGCATTTAATAGCTCGGTATTTGACAAGTCGATTTTTTCGACTGGCAAAAAAACGGGAATGATAGCCCCATCTGTGTTTTTCAAAACCACCTTGGTGGCGGACGCTGCACCGCTTGCATCGTATTCTTGAGATTTCGAAGCGTATTCAAATTTCATAGATTAACCTTTCTGTTTACAACATAATTGTGAGTTGACCAAAATAATTAGAACCATTCTTAGTGTTTAACGCAGTCAGCGTGTTCCCGCCTTTATCAATCTGAACGTGAGAATTTACCGTCCCGTCAACATCCCACACCGCTATCGTTAACATGTAGTTTTGCGGGGCCGTCAAAACCTCTTTAGGTAAGGTCGCAAATGTGATTGCTTCGCCGTTACCGGCAAAATCATATTTGATGGTTAACACATCCCCTACTCGCTTATAGTAGCTATTAGCGTAGCCTGCTGGTTTCCATCCAGTGTTGATTAGGTTTGTGTGTTCGTTTTTAGCGAACTCTTTCCACGGCTCCCAATCATCGATTTTTTTCGACCATCGATGGTGTCTGAAAAACAATTGCCCATTGTTCCCCCAGAAAATCTGGATAGCTTCTTTGTAACCATCGGTGTTTTTACCATAGTTACTGTAATGGAACAGATATCCCCACTGACCATTAGGGTTGCCCGGCGCTGATTTATCAATGTAATATTGACCGGGCTGGTCAAGATAGTTAGCGTTGGTAACGTTAGGTTTGCCGTCTATCCATTTTGGACCGCCATTGTTGCTAGTCAGCTGGTATTGCTGGATAGGGTTGTTATTTGCATAAATATCACCAGCCACATCAAGAGCCCCACGCTCACGAATTTTGGCGACACCTAAACCAGACTGGTCGTAAGAGAGTGCTACGCTCTCAACAGGAACATCCAACTTAAAGCTTGTGTAAGTGAATTTGTCTTCTAAGACTGCCAGAATTTGCCATGACTTATTAGCAGCATATACACCCGCTAAATTGGCAGAGGAATTGACTAAACTTGAAACACCAGCCCAATCACCAGAGGCGGGGCCAGTGTCCGTTGTGTAAGTCTCCTTGCCATAAGGCGTCACCTTGAAAGTTAATTTCATGGTGTTTTTTTGAACACCATTAACCGTCAATGGCGCAATTTTAGCATTCCTTAGAACTTGCAAAGTGCTTGATGTAGCACCTACCCGTGTGACGTCGAATTTTAGCGACGGTGCAAAATATTCTAAGACGTTGATATTGACTTCTTTGAAATCCGACCATCGTCCACGACTGTCTGAAACCCTAGCTCTTACTATCGCTTGTCCAGAGTAATTCATCATCCCAAACGTAGCACCGTTCGAGTTGATAGACTGATTCTTGCCAACGAGTTCAGCATAGTATCCTGTGATAGAAGACCCGTAAACACCGCTAGCACCGCTAAAATCAGCTCTAATGTTTGACATGACCTGAATGAAATTATTTCCAGGTAAAAGACGGCGGACGGTTTCATTTGTGTCAACCAAAGTCAACCCTGTTAGTGTTGGTTTGACACTATCTGGCACGCTGATGTTGATAGTCGTCGATTGTGTCCCTATTTTTGAGCCTTGCAAATACGAATCGACCAAGATTGTTCCTTGAGCGTTTACGGTATTAGTGAATTTATTGATTAAATCAAGAGGGATTGTCCAAGTTGCCGATGTATCAACGTTACTAGCTATCGTTCCAGACGAATCGCCTATTTGATACCTAACTGTGTGTTTAAATGTAGGATTTTGACGGTCAATGGTAATTGTTGCCTCTTTACCAAAAACAGCACTACTCACTTTTAAATTACTCGAACGTTGAAGGTCAGTCAATGTAAAACTATTCCCTCCGATTTCGAGTGTATTAGGGCTATACCCCCCACCGCCTGTGAAACGAGCCATAAAGCCAAAGATTTTTTTACCGTCATCCCCGTGATTAACGGTCACTGTTTCATCTATTAACATGATGGTCGAGTTTTGGCTGGTCATATTTGGGCTTCCAGACCAATTCAACCGACGGCCACCGTCAAAATCAATGAATGCACTACAAGAATAGCTTGCAAATGTGGCCGCTGTATTCAAAATAGCTAACTGGAAACGTACTTGACTTGTGTTTGCAACGGCATCTTGACTTACTTGGTCAACCCAAAGCCTAAGTCTGTAACCTCTATCATTGTTACTCCAAAATTCAGCCATTGTTTAAAAACCTCCTACATAGCGAATAACATTCATGTCTGGATTGATGTGGTACTGTTCCTCTCGATATCGTCCGACTTGAATGGTTTTTGAGAAAATACCATTCTCAATGTGAATGACACCTTGAGAAATATACATGACTTCAACCCCAGAACTGAACATTGAAATGCGTCCATTAGGGTTGAACATCATACTTGAGCTACCGTCATTTTTACCGATTACAAGCCCATCATTTGACGAGCTCATGTAGGTGTCGATGAAATTCCAGCGGTCAGACAGCTCGCCTAAATTCTTAGCGATGGTTGACACCCGCTGACTTGAGCTAACCAAGGCTTTTTCAGCCGCTGCTCGCTCTATTTCGTTTGATTTAACGAAATCTTGGTAAGTTTTAATCCAGTTATTCAAGATTTCAGCGCTTGCTTTAGCTTCCATCTCAGCTTGAATAATTCCAGCCCTCTCGTTAAGTGCATTAATCTGCTCAAGTGTCAATGCGCTATCTGCTTTGCTGTTTAGTTGTTTCTCTAAATCTTTCGAGGACGGTTGCCAAGCACGGTCCATATTTCCCTCATAGCAATCCAGCTCGGTGAAGAATAGCAATGACTGACTGCCGTTGGTAGTACCAGTATTATCGATACGGATAAAGCCTTCATCGCAGTCGCCGGAGTTAAAAGTGAAGTGAAATTTCTTAACACCGCTTGTGGATGGCGAACCATCGAAATGCTTGATGTTAACTACTTTGCTAAATGTTTTAGTTTCGTTTGACTTGCGCCCAAGAAAATAGATATCCATCCCCTTTAGGTTACCGCCTGCCAAAATCGAAACATTAAGGGAATAAGTGGTATTTCGTTTCACTGGAAATCTCATCGTAGCGCTAGGCGTTGTTGTTGTTGTTGAAAGCAAAAACAACGGCTTAGAACCGTTGTAATAGAATGAATGACTTGACACAGATAAATTCGAGTTAGGCTGCGATGCTTCCCAATAGCCCCAGCCGTCCAGGCTGTCCGGAAAAGCTGAGTTACGGATCAAGTTCTCACCACCAACAGAAAGCGTGTCAATTGACGGAATCTGCTTCTTGACCTCGCTAATAAGCTGCGTTGTCCCTTGCTCAGACTGTTGGATAAGGTTTGTTACAGCCGTAGCCGTCGCAAAACCTTTGTTATCAACAAGTCTATTGACGTCAGACTCTTTCAAAAAGCCTTTGCTATCAATAGCACTGTCTAGGTCAACCCTAGAGATTTTAGTCTCAATCTTGCCAGCTAGCGTGCTGATTTGTGTTTCAGCGTTAGTGACTTTATTTCCAAGGTTGTCAAAGTCAACCCTTGAAACCTTTTGAGCGATAGAATCGGCTGTAACACGTAATTCTGCGTTAGTTTGGTTGATTTTACGCTCTAGCTCTTGACCTTTAGACACTGCACTGTCAGCCGTAGCCTTGGCAGCTTGGACTTCTGTTCTGTCCGCTTTCAAACTGATTTTATTATCAGTCTGAGTGATTGCGGTGCTATTAGCCGCTACACTCTTAGAGAGTTTGTCAAAATCAGTCTTAGACACTTTTGATGATACTTCATCGACCAAGTGATTGACCGTAGTTTCAGCGTTAGTCATGCGGCTATCTGTTTCAGATTGTTTCTGAGATAGCTGACTGACACCCTGCTCGGTCTGTGTAATCGTCGTTTTAACCGTGCTGATTTCAGCTTCGGTGTCCTCTGGTGCTACTGTATGCTGCAAGGGGATGAGTGTTCCTCTGACCAACATAGGCGGTTTGATTTTCAAATAACCGTTTCTAATAACTGTAATATAGAATGGCCATTCACCGAGGGTGATGTCCTTGCCGGCAGTGAAAATCAGCTTAACGTCAAACCACTCATTTTTGAGGTCTGTTGGGATATTGTAAGCAACTAGATTGTCATTGTTTTTGTGATTTTTGATGATAATCATAGCGCCACGATCAATGTCTACCCCGCTGTCGATGTAAACCGGAACTAACACCGAGAATGTTTCACCGGCTTTTATCTCTGGAATAGCCATGTTCCATGAGATACCACCGTAAACGTCGCTCGAATAGCTATGAGACTTGATTAGGAAAGCTTGCCCGTCCGTAGTAGTAGTAGTATTTCCGCTTCCTCCGGGTTGACGGTGTAGATTCTCGAAATCTGCTGATTTCAAAATCAAGTTACGACTGCCAAAGTCTGTCGGGATCTTACTATCCACACGGCTAATCTCAGTAGTGATCTTATTTCCTAGTTGAGTGATTGAGCTCTCAGTCGTCGCAAGTCTCTGAGTAGCATTATTAAAATCGCTTGTCTTCACTCGTTGGCTAATCTCGTTAGCTTGCTGAGTGATACGACTTTCTGCGTTTAGCACTCGATTATTGACATTGTCAAGTTCTTGCTTATTGGCTTTGGATGCAATCATGTCCGCTTGCTGAGTGATAGACGTTTCAGCACGATTCACACGCCCTGTCAGCGTGTCTACGTCCTGCTTATTGGCTTTCTGGCTGATTTGCCCAGCCTGCACTGTCAACGAGCTCTCAGCCTTGTTTAGACGCCCAGAAACAGCATTGACTTCCTCTTTGCTAGCTTTGGCTGAAATCTGCCCTGCTTGCTGTGTCAAAACCGTCTCAGCATTAGACACGCGCTGACTGACTTTGTCAACGTCTTGCTTGCTAGCTACTGAAATAAGAGCGTTATTGATTTTGGCAAACTGTACTGACGTATCGTTTGACAATGTACCAATAGAACCCTTTAGAGCTTCAACTCTCTTTTCAGTCTCTGATAAGTCCGTGTTTAGCGTACTTTTAGCATTATCAACCAGTTTGACAGCTTCTGATAGTGCGTCTTTTTTAGATGCAGCAATCTTCTTCTCTGTCTCTGCACGCTCGACGGTGTCCAAGTAACGAGCTTCTGCGATAGCTTCACTCTTAACGTCGTTTAAGCGGTTAAAAGCGTCCTCTGCGGTTGATTTAGCTGAACTAGCTAATGTTTCCGCATTAGTAGCCTTGGCTGTAATTTCAGCAACCACTCTGTCGTGGTCTGATTGCTGTTTAGCCATGTTAGCTGCGACTTTCTCGAATTCTTTCTTGATTTTGTCTTGAAGCCCCGTGCCGTCCCACGTTCTCAATACCTCTTGCCACATTTCACCGGTCCAGCGATACATGATAGTGTGTCCCTCATGTTCTGGGTCTGGTTTGTACCAAGAATCATTAATTAGGACTTGTCCGGGGTGAGATTCTGTTGGGTCAGTGCTTGTGTACCAGTTATGGTTAAAACCATTAGCTGACGGGATAAACTCTGGCAGTTTCTTGACAAATTCAGTGAACTCACCAGCTTTAAACTCATCAAGAGCCTTGTTGACGGTACTCTGTACCTTTGCGTCATTGCTCTCACTAACTCGGTCCCCTAGCTTAATGTCGCTAGACTCGTTGTTTAAACGGTTGAATGTGATTTCAAAGATACGTGTATCGTAATCAAGGTGTCTATCGTGTCGAACCACTCGGATAGTGTCTCCGATTTGAACGCCCTTGAGGTAAACCGTTGATGTTTTAAGTGTCAGCTTAGGTCTTGAAGATTCAATCAAAGCCTCGTAAGTCTGCTTGATAAGTTCATTCTTGTCTTCTTCCTCGCTAAATTCGACAAACCCAATCTTAGGGCGCATCTTGCCGTCTGGTTGTTTAATGCCGTATTTAGCGGTCATTTCTGGAATTTCAAGGTACTTCTGGCCAAGGGGCTTGTCTAGTGGGTCACCTTTGGCTTTTGACCAGACAATTTCCTCGAAGTTGATTTTACGACCATAGCCGTCAGCATCTTTACCGGTGTCTTCTGCTGAGCTGACTTGCTCCCCCTTACCTCGCCCAACTAAGGCGGTGTATAGGTTTGTTTTTTCAACCTCTTGCAGAATCTCTAGGGCGTTATGTCCGTAAACTACACGCTTACCGATGGCTTCACCTATTTTGCGCTTGAAATCGATGTATCTAGCGCCAATCTGACTGCCGTTCATTTCAACAAAGAACTGCATCTCTAGGCCCCACACCTTGCACACTTTTTTCAGTGCATCAAATGTGGAAATGTAATAGAAATTAGTGCTCTTTGGGTTTGTTTCAGCAATGAAGCGAGGGGACCAGTTTGTACCAGCTAGAAGCCATTCGATGACTGGTCTAGCACGTTGGTCTGTTGGGCGTTTGTCATAAACAACTGTCTTGCGTAGCTCCTCAATACCGGATTGAACACCGACAAGCGTTGTGATATCCCCTTTGGTGTTGCCTTGGGCGATGTAGAAGTAATGGAATTTGTGGGTATCGTCGATTGACTGAATAGCCATGTATTCCAGTTTTGCCAGTTCATCATCCTTCAAGGCTTTCATTTCGACAGTCAAGCGGTCTGAAACGTAGTTCTCAGTGGTAAGGCTGAATTTTTGCAATGCTTTCTTAATTGCAGGCTTGCGAACAATCTTGATAAGCTTTTCGTCCTTATCGAATAAATAGATCATAGACTCTCATCCCTCCACTGTACCTCACGGATAGTTACATTCTTGCCGGTCAATCTGTCGCTGTCCTTCACATAAAACTGCTCTAACGGGCTAAATCGTTGTAATTCACTTAGGATATTACGTCCGTCATAAGTAGCTGTCACTTCTTCTGTACCGAATTTAATGACGATTTCTTTATTAGCTGCGTAGCTACCCTTAAACGATAGCTTGGTTTGACCGTTGATAATTTCAAATTCCGTTGCCGCTGTAGATGTCACGGCTACAATCTTCTCAGGTATTACCTGCTTAGCGTAAGTTAGATAAACAACGTCGTTAGAACGCTCTGGAACTCGTTTTTTATAGCCGTCTGGCACTAGCAAAACGAAACTGCTAATGATTGAAAGCCTATCTTCCTCGACTTCGTCCGCTTCCTTGAATATTGCGTAGTAAGTGAAATCCGGCTCATCATCAAAAGTTACTTCGAGATAGCCACTAGGACCGACCTCTCTCAAGATACGGTTAAGTTCTCGGAAAGAGGTCCTCATGACTTGGCTAGTAACCGTAGTTAACTGATACTTAACTTCAATCTCACGCTCTGAATCGTTGACGCTATCCACCCAGACACCACGGCGCCCAGGAACACGAGTAGTTGAAATTTCACGGTTAAGCAACGAACGCCCCTTAACTGTAAGCTGTCGATACCCTTGGATGATATCTTCTATAGGCGTCCCGTTGATACGCATGTTATCAACTGGCGCTCTTTGCAGCACCGTTGATTCCGTGCGCTTCAATGAAGCATAATCATACATTAGCTAAAACCTCTTTTCTCTCTTAATAGTTATCAAGCATTAATTCCATTGATTGAGCGTTAGTGATGTCCTCAGTAAATGCTCTGTAAGTTGTATCACCCATTTTTAGAACGATATCCGCTGCTTGTTGGGTGACTGACATCTTGCCACCGTTGAATGAAACAGATGGATCATACCCTGCTAAACGACCTAACTGACCGTCCATGCTACCAAGTTCATCAGTGATGGCTCCGTTGATATCTTGACCAGTGAATGCGTCGATAGCTCCTTGGGCCATATAGCGCATTGAACGGGCTACTTGGTCCGCTTTGCTATCAATACCGATGATGAAACCTTTATCCGTGTAGATACCGAATTGACGGAATACACGGGATGGTGATTTGATACCAAGCAAGGCTTTAGCTCCATTAATCGCATTACTTACCGCGCCTTTAACTGCTGAAATCAGCTTGCCGGCTGCGGATGTAACCCCGCTAACGAAACCGCTAATCAATTGAGAACCGACGCTTGCAGCTTGCCCGACGAATCCACGAGCTGCACTAAGTGCACCGCTGAACGCTGAACGGACCGCTGAAATGATACGCTGACCGGCACTTGTTACCGCTGATACCACGGCACTAAATCCGCTAGTGATAGCTGACTGAATAGAGCTCATGGCACTTGATACTGCTGATCTAACAGCACTCCAAGCTGAGCTGATAATGCTCTGAACGGAACTCATAGCACTTGAAACGATTGACTGGATAGATGCCCATGTACTTGATACAGTGCTAGCAATCGCACTTAGTACGCTACTAATAAGTGACAAAATGGCGTTCCAAATCGCACTGATAGTGGCTTGAATAGCTGACATAATTGACGAAATAGCCGCTTGAACTTGTGAGAAGTTACCAGTAACCAAACCGACAATAGCAGCTAATACACCAGCCAAAACAGCTTGAATCCCCGTCCAGATAGCGTTCCAAATCGCTTGAATAGCTGACAAAGTGCTTGAAATAATGCTTGATATGCCGGCCATGATAGGTGACAGAATAGACATGATTGTATTCCAAACTGTCGAGAAAACTGTCTGGATAACCGTCCATGCCGCTGACCAAATGGATTGAATCACGGCAATCCCAGCACTAATCACACCGCTAATGGCAGTCATAGCTCCACCAGCGATTTGTTGAAGCAATGCCCAAAGTGCTTGGAATGGAACGGCTAACAATGCCCACGCTGCATTCCAAATAGCAAGAATGAACTGAATCCCCGCTTGGATAATCGGACCAATAGCATTGATACCGATTGAAACAAGTGACTTGATGCCTTCCCAAACAGTAGACAAGATAGTTTTGAGTGTTTCCCACGCTCCAGACCAGTCACCTTGCAGAATCTGCATGCCCATCTTGATGATGTTGAGGATAACTTCAATGACTGTTGAAATAACTGTGGTAATCATTTGCCAGCTCGTTGAGAACAGCGTAATCAACAAATTCAATCCAGTTTGAACGACTGGAAGAATAGCGTTCATGACGTTTTCAATCATGCTCTTGAACATATTCCAGTAAGTCGTCGCCGTTTGCATAATCAAGGCGTGGTTTTCGTTCCAGAATGAAGTCAACTGCCCCCAAATTGACATAACGAACGACACAATGGCTTGAACAGCGCTAGTGATTGCACTCTTGATGGTTTCCCAGATTGCCGTAACTTGTGCACGGAAATTCTCGTTATTGTTCCATAAGTCAACGAGTGCAGCCCCAACCAAAGCAACTGCGGCAACAATGCCGGCAAAAGCAGCAAGAGCTCCGGCTGATAGTCCGCTGAAAGCAGCGCCTAGACCGCTAGCTGCAGTAGACCCACTTGAAAAGAACCCTACTACTGAGCTGATAGCACCACCGATTGTGCTAAGTGCAGAAACGACGTTACCAATCCAAATGATCAAGGTCCCCAATATTGCAATAATAGGCCCCGCCGCTCCAATGATAAGCGCTGCCCATTTAACCCAGCCGTCCACTGGCAGATTGTCCCAGATAGTCCCTAGAACACGCACCACATTATCCTTGAACGTGATGATAGTCTGCTTCATGTTTTCCATAAGCTGCTTGATATTAGCTTCGTTATTACCAAGGCCGGCCACTAAGTTCTCGGCGGCAGCTTTCATGGAATTGAACGATCCTGAAACGGTTGTACTTGCTTCTTTGGCAGTCGTTCCAGTAACACCGAGCCTATCTTGAGTAATGCCGATGGCATCAATCAAGGTATGGAATGGAATGTCACGGATATTATCAGCTGTGGCTTCAAATTCACCATTTAAGACACCAGATTCATTGACCAAACGAGCCATTTCGGACATGGTACCACCATACACGGTACATATTCGCTGTGATTCGCTAAATCACAACCGTCTTTTAAAGACTGCTCTATGTCGCCATAGAGATTAGACTATCTCTTATGTATTAAATACATCCTAGCGCTTCGGCTCGCTTGAGCCTACTCTACTCCATTAAAAAAACACCCTTTCGGATGCTTCTTCTGTTTCGATAGTCGTTACACTTTCAAGATTAAATCTTGCTTAGCACGGTATTGTCTACGCTACATAGCGTAGAGTTTCACCGTTTTCACTAGGTTTATACTCGGCTATGGTTTTTCTACCGAGTTTCAAGTTATCCAGCATTGAATAGTTATCTTTTGCGAAACCTTGATAAGCGTTTTGAATGTCCGTCATGTTAGTACCGAACTTGTTCGCATTATCTGACATTTGGACAAGGGCTTTATCCCCGTATTTCGCAGCCTTGGCAGTGTCTCCGCCTAGACCTTGTAGCAAGGTAGCTGAGAACGATGTGACCTGCTCCATGTATCGGTTAGCAGACACACCAGCCGTCCTATAGGCTCGGTTGGCGTTCTCAATGACGTTGGTTCCCTCGCGGTCCATAGTGTTATAGAGCGCTTGGGCTTGCTGTCGGGTCATGCCGTAATCTCTGGCAAGTGTATTGACGCTTGAACCGTTCTGTTTGAACAGTGTAGAAACACCGCCTAACGATTGCTCAAGGTCTGCATAACCTTTGATAACGGCAGTTAACCCTCCAACCATTGGTAGTGTAAAAGCTGTAGTCATTCCAGCTCCGACTGACTGCATGGCACTACCGACTGACTTCAAACTGCTACCAACTTGAGCGAGCATGCCCCCAGACTGATTTCTCAAATCAGCAAGGGCAGACTTGGCAGCATTGACACCATTGGTGAAGTCGCTTGAGTTGGCACGTAATATGGCCGTAACGTCAAAAGATGCTCCCATTAACTACCCCCTTTCTTTATTTGATTGATGATCCTATTCTTATCAGCTAACGAGAGCGCTCGACTTCTAGGCGCAGTGTCCTCTGGTTTAAATATCTTACTGAACTCTTTTTCATGGTCATAAAACTCATTAAAGGTTCTGTAAGCTGAGCGAACACTCTTGCCCTTGCCTTTGGTAGCTTGCACGGTCTGGTTATACCATGCTTGGATTGCTGCATTGAAGCGGATATCCTCTTGTTTAATTGCGTAGGCGGTATTGTATACCTCAAATTCAACAAGAGTTGTCCTGGCAGCTTCAACGTAGCTCATGCCGTGCCTTGCAATCAAGAGGGCCATTGCGTCGTCATAGCTGAAATCATAATCTGGTTGATTGTGCCCTACTCTTGAACGTTCATTGCGAGTTTGAGTAGGGATGACGCTTTTAACTCGTCAATAATAGAGTCAATCGTCTCCTTGTATTTACCTTTATCAATCAAATCAGCAAGATAGGCTTCAATGTCTGCGTCACTTGGTTTTTGTGGCGCTGTAATCGTACCAGCTTTGATGATATCCACAAACGCAAGAGGGTCGTTGATAGCTACACCGGCTGAAATCAATGTCATAGCACCGTAGCCGGTCTTCATGCCTTCAAGTTCTGCCGAGTGCAATTTGTTGATCTCACGCAAGAACGCAAGTCCGAAAATCAAATTAAAGTCTCGTCCGTTGATAGATAGAATCATGTTTTATTTCTCCTTTATACAAAAAAAGCAAGGGCACAAAGCCCCTGCAGTTAGACTAGATAGATGAAACTAGGCCGTCTTCTTTAGCAAGAGTGTGATAGTCGTATTGAGCGCTTGCGACTGCTTTCTTCTGAGCCTCTGTCAAGCTGTCAGTTGAAATAATACCGTTGCCGTCGATAGCCATTTCGTAAGAAAGCTCCACTTTGTCGTCAGCGGGTGCTGAAATTTCAAAGTTCTTGAGATAGCCTTGGTAATATTCAACGTCATAGACATCCCTGCCACCAGAAGTGCGTTTAGAAGCAAGGTCAACTTGCCAGCACTCTACTTTTTCGCCTGCGATGAACCATTTACGCATTTCACGCCACATTTCAGTAGTTGTGCCATCTTCACGATAAGCGAGTGATACGAACTCCCCAGATACTTCACCGTCTGAGATTGAGTTAACCACACCGTCTTTAGTTTTGGTAGTTTCGACCTCTTTTTCAGCGTTGATGGTATGTTCTGTTTGGAAACGTACTTTAGCAGCGTCTTGTGTCTTTTGGTCTTTGACACGACGGAAGAAGACCATTAGGTCTTTACCCAAAATAAGTTCTGCCATTTATTCCTCCTTTTTGGTATATGAAAATGAAAAATCCAGCACAATGTGGATCAATGGCTGGACGTCTGTATTATCCGGTAAGACTTGCTTGTCTGTACCAGTTTTCAATAAGTTGTATTCAAACCCTTTAATTCGCTCGCTAGCTTGTTCTAACGCTTGACAGTAGGTGTCTAGCTCTGCACGCTGCACTCTAGTCCCGTAGATATGGACGGTTTGTCTTATCGTTCCAAAATTGTCGTTATTGAGTGTAGGTGCTGAGCTATTCTCGCCGATGAATGCGAAAGGATAGCTAGCTGATGAATCGGGTAAGTAGTCGTAAGTTGCCAGCGTCTCGCTAGCAATAGCAAATAGATTTCTGAACAAGTCGTGGCTAGGTGTCATTTAAAGGCTCCTTCCATTACTTTTCGGATTTGCTCCGTGAAGTAAGGCTCGATTTGTTGCATCATAGGACGCATAAACGGCTTACCGGGCTGATAGCGTGTCCCAAACTCTTGAAAACCGCTATAAGAGGCGGCTGAATGAATGTGTGATTCTTCACCCATGTGCCTAGTGGTGATATTAGCTCTCAAGAAGCCAGTATCAACTGGCGCAAGCCCTTTTGAAATGCTCTTGCCTTTCTCGGCTGAGTTTTTCAAGGCAGTTTGGGCTTGTGTCCTAACCCCTTGGCTTGCCTTGTTCAAAGCAGCGGCGAGGACTGTGTCCCCTCTCCACTCGATTGTGAAATTAGCCATTTAGCTCACCTCTTTTCAATCTGATTGCGCCCTTAATCGGTGCGTCAATCTGTTCGATAAGGTAATACTTCTTGCCCTCATATAGAGCGTAGTCAAATGGCTTCTGCTCTTGACTGAATCGGCATATCATGACCACGTCTGACCTGCTCCCGTAGGCTTCAACTGCACGTTGTTGGTCAATAAAATTGACTAAACAAGGCACAATCTTACTAGACTGTGCCTTTTCTTCGTGTTTATCAGTTATCGGGTTGTAAGTCGAAGTGCCCTGCTTCACTAGCTTGATGCGGTGCGGTGTTTTCATAGAAACTTCACCTTACCTTTTCGAGCCAGTGAACCGTCCAGGCCAAAATCTTTATCCAAAATCTTTCTGTAAGGCTTAAACATGTCGTCCCAATCCTCGTAAGTGACTGAATAGCCGTCTACGTTCTCGGTTTTGACACCCTCTGAGCCTTTTCGACCATAGAGCTTGTAAACAACATTTTCGATGATGAAATGATACTTCTTGTCAATCTCGGTTGTACCGACTAGTGCTTTGAAATAACTCTCAGCGTCGTTGACTAAGTCTTCAATCAATTCATCCTCAAGATCGTCTTCAACGTCGATACCCAACCGACGTTTAATCTTCTCAAGTTGGATATCGTTCATTTTAGACCTCCTCCGCAGCCTTTAGAAGTTCTTCTAAATCTGCTTTTTTTGCTTTGGCATCATATTCGATACCAGCTTCATCAAGTTTTGCTTTGAGCTCTTTGACTGTAAGATCTTTTGACGGCTCGACTTGTTCGATACCGCCTTTTTCAAGAACTTCTGCCACACGCTCTTTAGATGGCTCATAGCCTTCTCGTGGGTAAACTTCCCCGACTTGATAGATATACTCGTTATCTTGCAAGTCACGGAATGTAATCTTAGCTTTATAGGTCATTTAAACCTCCTGACTAAACTCCTACTGGTTGGATAGCTGCAAATGCTTCGTCGTTTGGAATCGCTACGGCAATTTCAAAGATAGCACGGAGTGCTTGCATGTCTTGTTCAAACAAATGAACATCACCAGAATCAAGTGTGCCATCGTTTTGAACTTTAGACAAAGTAGCTTGATCAGCGATTTTAAGACGCAAGTTAGTACCGTTTGGAATACCGTAAACCAAACCATTGAAGTTACCAGTAATCAATGTACCTGCTGGGTAAGTTTGCCCGTCTTGCAATTGAAGTTGTGAATATGGAAGACCGTCAAGCTCACCGATAGCGTTAGGGTTAGCTGGTTTAGTGAAGATGTGTTGACCACCGTTTACGTTGTCCACAATTCCACGGAGTGTACGGTTGATTGTGCGGTGTCCCACGAATGCGTTAGGTTCTTTTTCTGATTTATCTTCAACGTCATAGATGTTATTGAGGTTGATGTCACCAGATACGATGTTTTGAGCGCGTTTAGCAGACGCCAAAACGTTAGCACCGAATGGGTTGTTATACAAACCAAGGAACGCAGCCCCGTCGATTTTTTTGTTGAACAAATCAACAATCTTGTCCTTGATTGATTCGAAGAAGTCAGTCCAAGTGTAGTTGAGGACTTCTTCTGTAACTGGCAAGATAACCGCCAATTTACGAGATTCAAGAACGTAAGATTTAGTTTGTACTTTTGCAGTGCCGATTTTTTGACCTTCACCAACAAAGTAAGCGTCTGTCAATTGACCAACTTCTACGCCCTTGCGGACCATTTTACCTTCCATTTCAACTTTTTGACCAAGCTGAATGACTTTTGAAGTTTTAACAAGTTCGTCAGTGAATAGATCAGTGATGTATTCTGATGTAATCTCTTTTCCAAGAGAATCAGACAAGAGGACTGTGTCCGGATTGAATTTTTGTTGAGCCATGCGCTCTCCTTTCTTTGATTAGAAATTAGTGATTTTGGCTTTATCAAACTTGTCTTTTCCACGATGTGAACGCCCTTCCTCTCCACCGCTTGTGCGAGGTGGTAGAGCTTTAGCTTCTTCACGTTTCTGCAAATTTAGAATGTTAGCCATGTTTGAAACAGCTAGCTTGGTAGCTTCTTCGTCGCCTTTGACGACAAACGCAAGCGTTGACTCATTAACGGGAACGCCTTGAGCTTCGAGCTCTTTAATAGCGATATCCTGCATTTGACGTTGAGCGATTTGAGCTTGAAGTGCTGCAATTGTGCTCTGTGCTTCTTCGAATTCTTTATCACGCTGTTTCTGTTGCAGCTCTTGAAGTTCTTCTTCGCTCATTTTAGCTTTAGCAACGGCTTCCTCGATTTGAGATTGAATACCGGTTTGCATATCAGCAATTTCAAGAGTATGTTTTTCTTCCATCTGCTTGAGTCTACGTTGCATTTCAGCGACTGACACCATTTTTTCCTCTTTTTCTGGTTGGCTAGCTTCAACCTCTTGAGGATTCTCAACTGTTTCAAGTTCTTTTTCTGCCATGATAGGCTCCTTTCTTTACGCTTTTACGAGCAACCCCCTCGAACTCATGCAGCTTTTAATGTCCTCAGCACGGTCTGGACAAAGGGTTATTCACCCCAAACGCCGTTAACAGCTTCTTCATCAAGCGTGCTGCCACCGGCTTTATATTCCATTTTGATGTGTCCATACGCTGAACATCGACAGTTTGGATGCATTGGGTACATGTTGACCCCCTTTTCTGCCTTGTTAATCGGTATGGCTTTTTTGTCCAAGGGCTTACAAATATCGCAAGCCCCACTTTCTGCAACATAGATTAGATGTGTGAAGTTGTTTTCTTTCAACATCATCAACTCTGTATCAGCATTAATGCGAGCTATTTCGGTCTTGAGTAGCCGTTGGGCGTTAGCCTGGCTTGTGTTATATTTCTTAGCTAGTCGCTGCCGCTCCTGCTTAAAACCGTCCATGTCGGTGAAGATGCGTGCTAACGAGCTAAACACATCCTTCTGCATACTTGCATGAAGTCCGTTTCTGCCCCAAACTCTACGACTAAAATTCTGCCCGTAAAAATCAGCGTCTAAAATCGCTCTCATGCGACTTACTGCATTGACGGCAGAATTGCCCAAGATACCCGCTTGACGCTTAAACTCAGCTAAATATTCGTTCTCACGCGCTTCGTCAAAGACTTCGTTAACGTCTGATATAAGACTGGCTATTTCAAGCCTCAACTCAGCCTTTAACAGCTCCAGGCGGCTGACTTTCATTTTTAAATTGAACAGCCTTAACCATTGATTGGTGCCGTGTGAGAAATCTTTCTCGACTACTGCTTTTCTAGCTCGATCCTTGTACTCAGTAACATCGAACTCACTAGCTCGCTTCATAGCTTCGGCGCGACTCAACCCCTCTTTGTCGGCATACCGCATGTAAAAACCGCTTATTTGGCTCTGCATGCGGTTATAAGACGTTTGATAGAGCTCTTTCAAGACTTTGTCCCGCTCTAAGTCGCGCTTGATTAGGTCTGATTGTGCTTTTCGCTCAGCATTGTAGCGCTCATTATTCGTCATCATCCTCAGTACCTACAATCTGACTAACTTCTAAATCAGTAGCGCCGCCCTCTTTGAGCAAACGGCTCTTTTCTTTGCGGGCATCGGTGAAGCTAGCTGATTCCATAAGCGTTTCTTGTGAGATTTCCATGCCCGAATTGATAGCAGATTGAATCTCAGCCCATACATCCGTTGGCAGATTCTCGTGGAAAGTGAATGTCAGCATGTCAGCGTCCACTGGTTCGATACCCTTGAGGTTGTTAGATAGCAACTCAAGCAGTTTATAGCGTCTTCGGAGCGCTTTAACAAAGAATCCACGTTTGACGGCTGTAACTTGCTGCAAATCAACTAGCTTGTAGCGGATAGCAATCCCAGACGTAGCTGAGAAAGTCGAATCGTCTTGCAAATTAGGCAACCCGACAATTCGGAAGAAGTCTTTAATCAAACGTGATTTATACGCTTCAACACCGCTCACATCATATTGCTTGTAGATATAACCGGCATCTAGTGACGTTTGCTGTCCGTTGTGCCCGACACCGCTCTCAAGCACTAGCGTGTTAGCGTGTTTCATTTTCATGATGTCAGATGCATTCATACCCGTACTTTCAACATCGCCCTTGATGACAAGCATTGCGTCATTGAGGTCTGACATGTAGTTAGCTGTGTCCGACTCTGCTGCGTCGTAAGCGTCAATGATTGGAATACCTTTTTCCCAATCTCCCGAACGCTCTCGGTTGTTCTGCCATTCAACCACTGGCACCATTCCGAACGGGTTCTCTTTGCGTTCGATTTCCTGCCAGTTTGGATCATAACTAACAATCTTGTTGTCGGTGTAAACTGTGACAAACATTTCACCGTTGTACACTGGGCAATGAACAGCCGCAATGATATCCTTTCGGACGTCTGCGCTACGAATAGTGAACATCTCTCTTGCGTCAATCAAGACCACTGCTGGATTGCCAAACTCGTCATAATAATGCAGCTCAAACGCTCGCCCAAAACGTGAAGCGTCATAGACTAACTCACGGTTAAGAGCTTCAATGTCGTTGTAAGCGTTGAAATCATCAATAGCCGTTAAATCGCTGTTAGTGTCAGTGGCACCGATTGAAATAGGTTGACCCACCGTGTAACCAGTGAAGAAGCGGCTAGCTTGTCCACCTAAGTCGTGCCTAATGCGGTAGTCAGCCTTCTCTGGTTCCAATCGCTTGCGACCATTTAGAATAGTGTAGTTATTTCCGTTTGAGTAGCTCTCTAGGATATTCAAACGGTCTATCTGTTCGTCTTGGAACTGAGCTACCATCTTTTCTAGTTTCTCACGTCCTTGGAACGTGTCCACTAGATCGTCCGCTGACTGAGCCATAAAGTGTGTGTTAGCTTCTTTTGGGAAATGAAGGAAATCTTCACGTTTCTGTAAGCTAGTTGGTTCCATGTCTCGCTCAAATTGGTATGATCTAGGAATGTACTGCCCTTCATGTAAGATGTCGTCAGCACTATGTGTTGTGTTCGTCATTCTATCTCCTTATCAGTTTGTTAACCCGTCTAATCTTAGCGTCTACGTCCTGTCTATCCTTGACGAAAATAAGGTTTTGCAGTGCGTACCTAATAGCGTCGATACAGTGGTTATAACTATCGCATGGCTTGTTGATATACTCGTTTGTATATTTGTCTTTCTGCCATGTATAGTTTTCTAATTCCTCAATCGTCTTGACACATCTTTCGTCAACAATAATGTCGAACTGCTGCAAGAACTGAATACCTTGTAGAACCGAGCCTTTGCCCTTATCTACCGGAATAGCTCGACGCAAGCCTAGTGTTTGCAATTCAGCAATAGATTTCTGCTCCGCTGAGTCAGCCATAATCACCTCTTTTGAATAGCCAAGGATAGTAATGGCTTCTGCTATCTGGTTGTTAAGCAAACCTTTCTTGACATATTCCTCAAGAATGTATAGTCGCTTGTTCTCTCGGTCTATTTTGACGTGCATAAATGCTGTGGGGTCGTTAGTGAAACCGAAGTCAAGACCAAAAAAGGACGGTAGATGTTTAAGCTCGTCCTTGTTGAGTAATCTCTTTTCATATTTTGGAAATACTAGCTTGTCAAGAGTGGCAAATTCACCCAAAGCATAGATTTTATAATAGGCTTCGTTTCGGTTGGCTAGTTCCTCGATATTCTCCTTGGTCAACTCATCCAAAAAGCGATTATCCTTGTACGTCGTTTGATAAACCACTGTATTTTTGGGGTTCTTCACGAAAAACGCATTATATACCCAGTTAGCCTTAGATACCGGGTTAAACATCAAATAGATTTGTTTCTGTTTGTGAGCTTTATCCCTCAAGCGAAGTGTTAGCTGCGTGTAATCATCGAGCGTAAACTCTGACGCTTCTTCCATCACCACGTCTGAAATACCTTTGATAGATTTGATTTTCTCTGGGTTATCCATCCCTTTAAAAATCAGTTCAGCGCCGTTTGGTAACTCAATGCGGAATGCGCTCATGTTAACCTTGCATAGATTAAGCACACCGAAATAAGACAAGGCTGCTTGCACGTCCGCAAACACCGAGTCACGAACCGTAGAGCCTACTTTTCGCAATATCAATATTTTACGGGGCTTGTCCCACTTTTTAAGTGCCTTAAGAACAACCTTCTGAAAGACACCATGACTTTTACCGCTAGACGCTCCGCCGTAGTGAACCTCTGTGAACGTGTCATAATCAAACAAATGATCATAGATATGTCGATTAAACACCCTACTTGGATTGATTTCAAGATTAATCGTCATTCCATTCACCGACATTGATATTGATATCTTGCGTTACATCGGCTTCGACCTTATCTGTCCACATTTTATAACGCTTACCGATATCAACTGCCGCAGCTCGACGGGTGGCAACATTCGGCTTAGCTTGAGCAATGCGCTGCATACCTTCGCCATCGAGGACAAGCAAGGGTTCTTCGACCTCGCCACGCATTACGGCTGTGAGGAATTCCATGACCTCCTGCTGATCAGCAACACGTTCCGACTTTAACTGTTCCAGTCGTTCGTCTATATAAGCCTTGACCTCAGTATTTCTTAGTAGCTTACTACCATTGACTTCTGCCGTCCTTATCTTCTTAATACTAGGATAAGCCTTCTTATACGCTTGTGTAGCGTTTAGGCTGATGATGTACTCATCGGCAAACTTTATTTGTTTTTCGGTCATCCCATTTTCCATCAACTCCTTTCTGATACTGAAAAAGACAACCCACAAAGTGAGCTGTCTCTGATTTTCTTCGATAATATAATAATACCACTTTAAACAGTTGTAAGATACCGTGCTTAATCCGTCAAAATACCGAAATATCAGCGTTCCACGACTAATTGACCATTTCTATACAATTCTGCAAAAGCTAGGATAGCATTATTTAGCAATTCTTGAAACGCCGTTCTCTCGAATCCGATTGCCTGGGCAATTTGCCAGTTCGGTTTCGGTGGATATGCCAGATATTTCTCTATCAGTATTCTGCGATAGTCTGGACGATATAGCCCGCTTACTGCTTGTTCTATGGCTTCAAGCTCGTTCATTGCATCAACACGCCTTACTGCGATATTCTCCACCGGTCTACTTACCCCACTGCCACCCCGTGGCATAAATGTGAATTCCTGTGTTATTTTCTGCTCAGCTCCGTCGTGTGCAATCTCTCGCCATCGTGGGTATTCTCGAAGTTTGCGCTTGCAACGTTTGATTGTTGCTTTTTCATCAATTTCCGGCAATAGCATTTTAAGCCCTCTCTGGTATAATAGTAGTGTTGACTTTCAGAAAGTGCCGGCCATTGTGTCGGTCTTTTTTATTTTTCTTAGGCTCAGTATTAAGAGATATGAAAAGATTGAGTTTGTGAGCCTTGGTGTCACCTCCTTCCTAGCCATAGACACCAGCAAGGTCTTTGGCTTTTTAGTAATGCAAGATATCAATAAGAAAGAGGCTTTTTCACATCCTTTTTTCTTAAATTTGCTGGGTTTGTTTGGACAAGGTCTGTCAGCTTGTCCGGTGTTAAAAAAGTGTCCAAGCCACTAAAAATCTATATCCATTTTTTATTTTTAGTGATGACAGACTAATGACTGGCAAGGGAGTCGAACCCTTGGCAGCCTACGATATAATAGACGAAATCATTATCGGGGATTTTCCCCTTTCAAGAATAAAGTAGTGTGAATTATGGAGATATCAGTTTACGCTAGTTACCACCTTCTTTGCGTTAAATTAGCCTTGCTACCAGCTTCCAAAGCTTATGATTTGAAAGAAATAAAAAAGGTTCCTCGATTCTAATTTCTTATTTACTGGTAATAGCTAGCAAGGGAGTCGAACCCTCGTAAACCGTTCTAGCTACACGCCTAACGAGTAGGCTGTATATAAGGCTTTTCTGACCGATGTCTTGTTACGACCTATCTTGCCTTTGTTACGATATTTAAGACTGATGCGATCAACTTCATCGTCCAACCTTTCAGACCACTCGTAGTTATTGAAAACATAGTCAATAATCTCGCTGAATAGCTCTCTTGATAGCATTCCTTCCATTTGGATTGCCTTCAACGGAGTTAGGGCGGCTTTTTCCGCATAGCACAGATTGAGGGCGTTTTGGGCTCTGTTAGCATTTTTCTGGTCGCACCCTTTAACCTCTCTAATATAGTTATTTATGCCGTTAGGGTGTTCCTTGCGTAGTTCTTCCACTTCCTCACGGAAACGCTTGAATAAGTGTTCTGGCAGTCCTGCGTTGGCTTTCTCCAACACTGGACGTGTGGTTTTCCCTCTTGTGTAATTAGTAGACAGATAATCTTGAAGGTCGCCGAATAACTCATCAGAAATGATACCTTCTAACCTGTCGACAGTCGCTGGCGATATCCTCGCACGCTCAACGACTGCACTATTAAATGCTTGATAAATAATGCGAGCTTGTACTTCACTGCATTGTCTGACATCTTGAAAGAACTGCTTATAAGAGCCTTTTTTGTGCGTCTCTCTCAGTGCTGCATGCTCACTGACTAATCGTTGATATAATTCCTCGGTCAACCCAGAATATTTGTATTTCACGCTCATGAGCATACCTCTGCCAGCTTCGAATGTTCCCATGTATTTCCGATAATTTTCCTTGAGCTGGCAACATTGCATAAACGTTCGAAGTTGTTATACTCTACCAAATCACTAACGAACATCCCTAAACTTACTCTAAATTCAATTACGCCAGTAAGGAATCCGTCTGTCGAGTCAATAATGTCCCCCTCGAAGATTTCTCTATCGTTTTTGTCTCTCATTCCAGTTGATTGCATTAAAACGATATCGTCGAAATCGTAGTAGTCTAAATCTCGACTATCTGGCAATCCTTGCTCAAAATAGATTGTTTGCACGCAAATTTCTTTTTCTTCGAAATTGATAGCGATAATATCATCAGCTCCGTACATTTCTTTTGTAGCTTTGTTCCATGCCCTAAATCTTGGTATCATTGTCCTCTCCCTTTCAAATAGCTAGGAATATCATCCCCAACCTGCACGCTGTCATATTGCTCCTTGCTGACAAGGAATTTCCCGTACGCTCCACAATCAAGCGTGTAGAGGTTTTTAATTTTCGATTTTCCAGTAACCTTGCCATGTAATTCAACGGCATTGTCAGCTTTATGGATAACCACGGATTCGATAGGTCGGTTGACCACTCGCAACACTGTAGTCACGTTAATTGCCAGTGATACCAGTAGTAGAATCGTTGCTATTGTTAGCTGGTTGTCTCGTTTTGGTTTTGACAAAGTTGTCATCAATCATTACTCCCTTTCTATCCTTGATGTCGTTATAAGCGATTGTAAGACATTCCTCGACGTCGTAACCTAATTGCAAGCATAAAACTATCAGCGTTACCATTGAATCGCCTATCGCGTCTTTTAACGACCATTCTGGGTCAGCGAAATCGTGAGGTTTTAGAAACACGTCTCTAATCTCGCCTACTTCCTCAGTAACCTTCATCCATTCGATTTTAGGGTTTCCTTTGTCCAGTCCATGACTAATAGCCCACTCGTTAACCTTAGTGATTAATTCCGAAAATCTGTTATTGGTGTCGTAATCTAGCAAGTAAGAAATCGACACATCGAAGCAACCAGCTAACTTTTGGAGCTTATCTGCGCTACTAAAGCCGTATTTTTCCCAATTAATAACTGTTCTCTTTGTGACACCAATCAAATCAGCTAGCTCCGCTTGCGTCATTTTCCGTGATTCCCGTAACTCTTTAAGTCTGTTCATTTTTATATACCTTCCATAGCCATGCTACTAGCAACATTTCTGATGCAACTAGTAGCCCTAATACGATTACGAGCAATATTTGGATAATACCCTCAAACATTATTCCACCTCTTTAGCTTTCTCTATTTCGTCCGATATAAATATATATGGCTTTGCTACATGTAGAGATTTGGGGAATAAATCCTTCTCACCAAAATAATTTAGTGGGACATCCGATAGATGTATCGATGTCACGTCCTCATCTATCTCTTGGACATAGTCGATTTTTTCAACGTTAATCAGAATTCTATGTTTCTCACCGCCGAAATTAAAAGGCGTTACTTCGAGAAATCTTGCCATTTATCATTCCCTCCCTCCAAACAGCGTGCGCCAAGCGTAAACCACAGCTACGACCATCAAAATGCATTTAATCGTTTCCATCGTCCACATCTTTCACTTCCACGCCTTCACAAGAGAATACCCAGCCGAACCCGTTCGCTTCTAGCTCTTTGCGGGTGTGGTGTGCTCGAAATCTTTCAAGTTCTGTTTTCGATGCAAAAAGCCATCTTTGAGTGTTTGTATCTTGATTGAGGTATTTACTGTATCCACCAATCCCTTTAATTCGAACCGTATACCTAGTCTCCTTCTCTACCTCATAGCCGAATCGGTGCATGTTGACGAGGGTTGTGAGTGCTTGTGTGCTGTAAGTATGAGACATCCATCTTTTGAAGTCATCCCATGGTATCTCATCCCAATTAACTAGATATTCCCAGATCGACTCGTTTAGTTCTTCTTTGTGTTCTTCATACCAATCCGCCACGTATTGCGGCACTACTGGTCTAGGGAAGAAAGAATCGTATAGGTCTTCTGCGTGGGCTATTGAAAGGCGTCCCGCTGTTGCTAGTTTCTGTACTGCTTCTTGTCTATCCATCATTTTCCTCTCCTAACAAAATCTTTTCTAACTGCTCAATTTCTTTGGAACGTACATGAATTCTATTCGTTCCGTCTGCGAACGGTGTTCTTGTAAAAATGACATCAGGTCCAATAGAGATATGTCCGATATCATCGACATTTAAAATCGTGTCCATATCACACCCTTGAGCAATGTTTGTGACTCTAATAAATTTAGCCATCGCTAATTTCCTCCATCCAGACAGTAGCATCTACTGCCATACTTAACTTTTTCAACGCTTCAACGTGTTTCAGTGCCTTTTCCTTGTCTGTAAAATGGCACTCCTTAACGTCATCCATTGTGCGTGCTACTCGTACTATCCATCGCATTCGACTAACTCCACTGTGTATAGCTTAGAATTTCGATATTTGACACCTCGTAAGCGGTGCATTTCGTTGATTGCTTCATTTTTCGTATGGAAGACATGCTCACTGTCTTCCATGCCGTCGTAATAGACGATAACCTTATATTTCATAGCTTGACTAATCTCCTTCCATTTTCGCTAGTTCTTCGAGCGTATACTGGTGTGCCATAGTAACCAATTGTGCTAGCTGACACTCCTAATTGTTCAGCTATTTCACGCTTAGTTCCCATTGCCAGTAATTGCTCTCCCTTATACAAGGCATATTCATTTACTTGCATAGCTCGACCATCTTTCTTAATAATTCTTCGTCCGGCAACTGCTCTAGCGTCAGAATGCGGTTGAGTTTCTTTGCGTTGATACCTAGCTTGGCGCTGATATATTCCATATCCTCGTGATTAGCCCAAAACCACTTCGAAAACTCTTGCGTTTGACCTAATACGCTTGTGTGATCGTAACTACCCGGAGCATACACACCGACTAGCTTGTCCTTGTATTTGCTGTTCATTTCACGTTCCTTCAATGTCTAACACAATCTTAAATTTCCCAGACTCACCACTTAGCCCGCCATACTGAAACGACATCATTTTGATAACTTCGTGATTGTCGTCCGGCCATAAATTAGCGTCCGTCAATCCGTCTATAATAGCTTTAACAGTCGGATATAGGTTCGGTGGGTCTAATCTTCGTCTGGTTGGTGCATAGACTGTTACAGCTACCGTACAAGGCTTATCTGGGCTATACACTGGTGTAATGTTTAGTCCAGCTTCTGCCCTTGCTATTAGCCGTAGCCGTTTGACCATTCGCCCCTCTGCTTGATAGTGAAATCTGTCGTTACTGTTGATAACTAGATTTTGTGCAGGTTTAGCTTTTGACCTCTGTAATAGAAATTCTAGTTTCATATTTCACCTACCACAATCTCGTAATTATCAAGCGTTCTTCCACTTTTAATAATATTGCTCAAATAGCCTTTGTTTCTCCCTAGAAATACACTAGCCGCTCTCAAACTGTCGAATCTCATTGTTACACCGTCAACCTTGCTTACTAGGGTGACTTTCTTACTTGTTTGTAGCAAACCGTTTTTGAAAGCGTGTCTCATATTTTCAGACCTTGTCACCCATTCAAGATTTTCTACGGAGTTATCTAATGGATTACCGTTTTTGTGATTGACCTCTTCTTTGTTTTCTGGGTTCGGAATAAACGCAGTAGCAACTAACCTGCTTACTAGGTGCGTTTTCATTTCGCCGTCTTTCCACAATTTAACCTTTTTATCTCTCTTGCCACCTCTTTGTCGCTTTTGTGTTTGTAATTTGAGTTTTCTGCGCTTCCATACACGCTTTCTAATTCTTCCGTGCCAATTACTGTAAGTTGTTTTTCCCTCGCATGACCAAATTGTCCCATCTGAACACGCTTCATAGATGCCTTCATATCCTTTTATCGGTTTAAATTCCATTTGTGACACTCCTTTACATCAGAAAGGAAGCGAATCATCACTGATATCCATTGGGGTTGCGTTCCCGTATGGGCTGCTATCCCTTGCAAAGTTTGGCCCTTGTTGTTGCGGTGCCTGTTCATAAGGTCCAGCATAGCCGCCGTCATTGCCAAACGCTCCCGATGTATTACCTTGATTAGCATTACCACCTTCACGCGCTGCACGGCTCTCCAACATTTGGAAGTTCTCGGCGACTACTTCAGTAACATACACCCGTTGACCTTGCTGATTCTCATAGCTACGGGTCTGAATGCGCCCAGTAATTCCAATCAATGCACCTTTTTTGGCCCAGTTAGCCAAATTCTCAGCTTGCTGACGCCAGATAACGCAGTTGATAAAGTCTGTTTCACGTTCACCATTAGCGTCCTTAAAATTGCGGTTAACAGCTAGGCTAAACGTAGCTACTGCGACATTGCTAGGCGTGTAGCGTAGCTCTGGGTCTTTGGTTGTCCTTCCAACCAACACGACATTGTTAATCATTGTTTTACTCCATCAATTTCTACAGCTAAGATATTCCTTGGGTTTAATAGATACGTTTTGCCATCATACACTACTGAAACGGGTTGGTTAGTCTCTATGCAGTGCATCAATTTGCTCTTAAACCCTTTGTCACGTGTTTTGATTTCCATTCCCGACTCGTTCACCATCAAGAATTTTACTTTCATCATCGACTTCCTCATTTCATAATTTCGTAATTTACAAAGTTATCATCAAGCAACTTAGCGAATTGATGCCATTGATTCTCTCCGCCATGGAACGTAAGAGCGAGATTGACCTTGTACGGTTCAGCGGGCTTGCTAGGCACTTCCTCGACTGGTTTGACATCTTCGATTACCTCACCAGTCTCAGCGTTGACCGCTTTGATTTCCTCGCTAGCTGACTGTTGGGCCATTGCTTCAATTTCTGCTAGGCGTGCCGCTTCTGCTTTCGCTTTGGCTTCTGCTTGCTGCTTACGCTCAATAGCTGCAT